CAGTATCAATGGTGTAATCGCCACCTTTAACTATTAGGTCTGGCTGAAATCTTTTGATACTTTCTAACGGAGTATCTTCATCAAATATAACAACCTGGTCAACCCATGGTAAAAGTTCTAATGTCATCTTCCTTTGCAAGTGATTATTAATAGGACGGTTCTCACCTTTGAGTCTTTTAGTACTTGCATCACTATTAATACCTACAATTAATTCTCTACCCTTTGACTTTGCATGTTTTAGTAGTCTAAAATGACCTTCATGTAATATATCAAATACACCATTAGTCCATACTACTTGTCTTTTCAAGTCTTCAGGTTGTATAGCATACACACCTCTATGTTCTACTGATCTTGCGCCAGCGTAACATGCTAACTTGCAAGAAGCAAACACATCAAGACCATTATTAATACCATATGCAATAACAGCAAGAACAGTATCACCTGCACCTGTTACATCTGCAACTTCTCTTACTGGTTCTTGGTAGTGTTGATACTGTAAATCACGACTTATCACATGTATTCCGTTTGCACCATCAGTTACTACAAGGTATTCCCAACCGTAATCTTTTAATTTTATAAGTGCAGTTTCTTTTTTAAACTTTCCAAACCATGATTTGTATTCTTTCATGTTTGGTTTAACAAGATATGCACCTTTATAAACTTCAGGTCCTTGTTTAGGATCAACTAAAACTTTGCATTTTTTATTATTAAGTTTTTCTACTAAATTTACACCAATAGAACCTTTGTTATAATCACTTAAACAAACTATATCGTCTTGCTTAACTTCTTGTAATAACGATTGTTGTGCGTTACCTCTATATTTCTTTTCTTTATCCCAACGCATGATGTGTTGTCCACGTTGACCTACTAATCTTGTCTTAGTAGTTGTCATTTCTGCATCTGTTTGTATACGCGAATCAATATTGTTTTTATGTTCTAATATTTTTAAAACATCAAACCCTTCATCGTCCATGCCAACTGCACCAAACAGGGAAACATTGTCAATAATGTTACTTAGGTTAAGTGCAAGATTAGCCGCACCTCCTATGCTGTTTTTCTTTTCAATTTCCTTCAATACTGGTACAGGTGCTTCAGGACTAATTCTACTGGCTTTACCAATAATCCAACTGTCCAGCATTATGTCGCCGTAAACTTTTACCATGTTAACTCTCTAATATATCGATCAATTCAAACACTGTTTGTAATTTTGTGATATTAGTTTTGTTTTGTAGTGTGTTCCTTAACCCTTGATGTAACGGTTTTGGATACTTGCTAAAACTTGCCCATGCATAGCCATCATGTTCATCGTTTAATGTTGGTAAGAATTCTTCTTTAACAACTATAAGATATGTGTGGAAGTTAAACTTTTCGTCAGTACTGACAAAGGTTTCTAAGGGGATAGTTTTAACAGAGTTTGGTGTATTACCAATTTCTTCTTGAATTTCTCTATGTAAAGCATCAATAGGTGATTCGTCAACAGCACCTCGGCCGCCTACGAGTCCCCAAACATTGTTTTGTTTGCTTTGAGTTCTATGTAAAAATAGAAAACGTTTTGTTGATAATGCATAAAATAATGCACCACTGCAATTGATTTTGTCGCTCATACAAGTAATTATTTAAAATTGTATGCGCCACGCTCCATTCCGGTATTCGCCTTCAATGGATTTGACCCATTCTGAGCCTGTCCATTTGTATTGGATACCTGTATTTAGATTAGTTGTAAATTTGATGTCTGACTGTGTGCTTGAATCAAATAGTATTTGCCATTTTGTACCAGTCCACTCAATAATGTCATTTTCGCCTGCAACAAAGTCTGTATTGTCTGCATTTTTCCAAGCATCAGCACCGTCGGTATTTGTTGCACTACCTATAGGACCTAATAATAACACTCTAACACCGTTAACTGATTTAATAGTAGTTGGATTAAAGTTAATTGGATCGATAATGTAATCTATCTTATTTCTATCGCCTGTTGAACCAGTAAGTACCATATCACTTGGAATAGTATCTTGGTCCCAATTAATAGTCAACGTTGTTTCGTCAGTTGGGTTAACTGCTACAGTTCCGTTAACACTTTGATTAATGTCTAATCTTGTTAATTGTATTTGACTTAGTCCTGATCTAAATTTACCTGGTAATGCTTCAAAGAATCCGTTCCAGTTAGTATTACCAACAACACCTTTGTGTATTAGTTGTGCTGTATTACCTAATACAAGTACATCATAATCGTTGTATGCTGTAACGGCAATTCCTGCACTATCCTTACGTATAATAGTTCCGTCTTTATCTTCTTGAAATACACCTTCAGCAAATTCATCATTGTATGATTTTAATTCAGGCATTGTAGCACCAAGGTCAACATTACCTGTATCTTCGTTAAAGATACTCATTATAATATTTGTTATAACACCAAGTTTTTTAACTTTAACTGGAGGTGAAATATATATAGGCGCACTAAACGTTAATGACCCTACATCAATCTCGCTTTCAGTACCTGTAGGCATTGACCTACTACTAAAGTTTACAGCATCTAAGTCGACTACACTTAAACTTGTCCAGTCAATATAGTTGTCAGTAGTTTGTATTTCTAAACTCGGGTTGAACAGCATTAATATCTGTTCCATAATTTGTAATTTTTGTTCTGTGTTAGTTGACCATATGTCAGCATTAACAGTTAACTTGTAAGGTGTAGGCATTAAACGCTCTACTGTTACATTTTTACCTTGTGTGTTTAAGTATTCGTTGTTTACACTATCATAATCTCTTTCACGCAAGTGTACCTTACCAACAAACGAAGCATCTGCAAGTCTATCTCTATCTAATTCTAATCCTGTAATGTAAACACCAATACGTGGCGCACTTGGAATTTTATTCTCACTATTGTCTCTAAGAATATGCCCAACTTGACGAGTAATATCTCCGTACATCACAGGTACTTGTGTTAACTCGCCCTTACCGTCTTTGTAAGAGAAGTTACTCATTAGTCTAACCATTTGAGTAATGTATCTTCTTATTTGCCCATCATAAAAATGTTGCATTATTTTTTACCTCTGCATGAAGCACATCTACAGTCATGTAAACAAAAATGTACAACTGCCATTGTAAACCACATCCATGTCATTTCACCTATACCAAACAAATTAGGTCCGTGACCCATATGTCCCATGTCTTGATATAAGAAATACATTCCTAATATTGCAAATAGTAGTCCTGCAATGTTATGTCCAAATCTATACATTAATTATCCGCCTTTGGTTTAAGTGCATTAGCAAGACTTTGACGTTCTTCAATAGTTTCGCCTGCAATAGTTCCTGAATTTGTATTATTAATAAATCCAGTTTTGTGTGTGTTTCTTGTATCTTTGTTTGATAGGTCCATACGCACTTTGTCTTCCATCTTAACCCAACGCTGTCCATCAAATCTAAATAATCTGTTTGGCATAAGATCAGTTCTTAAGAAGTAATCGCCTTTAGTTGTATCAGTTGGGAAACCAGTGCCATGTCCAAACGCTTCTCCGTTTGGTGGAATACCGTCACCTAATAAGTAACCTTGATATCCTTCCCTATCTGGAGTTTGATTAACTCTGTCAGCAGTTTCACCACTACCACTTGCATCAAGTGTGCTTATGTCAGTTGTAACAAGTTCTGGTTTTCCTTCTGCATCTGTTTGAAGTGTATAAAAATTAGTTGTGTCGTAACCAGATTGTGGAGAGTCTGCTTCTGCTTGATTTAAGATAGCATCATTAATTTGCATCTCTTTGTCGTATGTACTAAGAACATCACGCAGTGTTTGTGACGATCCTTCTTCTGTTGGTAAATCAAGTATGTCTTTAAATTCTTGTGAGTCAACAATTTGTTTCATTTTTACACGATACAAATGTGGGTACCAACTTTGTGAAAATCCTTCTGCCGCTCTGTTTACATCTTCAACTACATAGAAACGTTTTAGTGCTACTTGGTAATCATTTAATGCATGTTCATCTTTTAAGTGAGGCAATTCAAGTACATCACCTGGCATAATTTTTCTACCAAGTGTTTTTACACTATAGTTGATCGGAATAGTCATAAACAATGTGTCG